TCAACTTTAGTGTCTGAGTTCTGGTCTTCAAAGCGTTCAATGCGCTTGGCCTCATCTTTAGTCAGACCAAAGATATGCAAGTCATCAGGGCGCTCGTATTGTTTGCGCACGTTCTTCTTTAACTCAGTCGTACAGCGCGCGCCACCTACACCGATCAACCAGCCAGTCTTGTCAAACACATCAAAGATGTCTGTGTACTTAGCTGACTTTAATAATTTAATTTCTTTGCCAATCCATTTAGCGACATCGTTTAGGAACCGCATATTGTCTGGGTGTTCGTATGCAAGCGTATCGCAATACAACACTTCACAATCTGGGTATTTATCGACAGCCATCTTAGCTGCCACGGCGCTTGCTGCGCCACAGGAAAACCACACAAGTGTTCTCATTATTTTGTCCTGTAGGCGGGGCGGCCTAGACCGCCCCTGACCTTACTTAGACCGACGCTACGCGACGACGACGTGCAGGCTGCGACGCTTCAGCATACTCTTCCTCAGTAGCCTTAGCTTCGCCATCCATGCCTACCCACTCAACGATTTCAAAAATCGGTGTGTAGATACGACCGTAGGACTTATGCTGATAGTGTTCCTTTTTCAGTTTAACAACTGGTACAGGCTTACTCTGATCTGCATCAACTTGGTTAGCGATGGCGACTGCCAAGGCTTGTACTGCGCGCTTACCGCCCACTGATGTGACGGTGTAACGCGCTTCCATCCCCTCGTCTTCGCCGCTGATGCACTTAAGCGACATACCGACTTGGGTTTCCCATCCACGCTTGGCGTTTGGGGGTGCAACATCAAGAGCTGGCAGCGGCTCTGATACCGACACCATCTTCTCGCCAAGCACTTCACCTTCGCCCCACGCAATATAGCCGTGGACGAAAGAGAAAGGATTGACTGCCCATTTAGCGCCGTCTTCGGCTTCGGTCTGATCTGCACCGAAGACCCAATGGCCTGTCTTGTCCATCTTGATAATGACGGAACCAACAGCGCCCACGTCTTGCTCAAGCGCGCGCAAGGAAGTGGCGAGGGATGTTACTGGGGGGAGGTTTGCAATTGCGAATGTAGACATTTTAGATCACCTTAAGTTTATTAAGAACCTTTGCGAGGTTCAGAATTGCTGGGCGAGGATCATCCTCGTTTGCCAGCGTATTGCCCGTAGATACCGATACAGCGAGTTCCTGCGGGAAATTCTTTTTGCCGATCAACTTCTCAGCTTGAGCGACAGATATTAACTTCTTTTCGTATGCGTTGTCACCTAAAAATTTTATCGCGTCATCATCGTTGACCCACTGACGCGTACCGCGCTTGGCAACCAACTTGTATCCAGGCACCTTGACCTCGTTCTCAAGCATTGTGAAGGCCAACTCACGCACCGACTTAATAAATTCTTCTACCTGATCAGCTTGCTGTAAATAGTGACCGATCTGTGTTGCGTCAATTGTTTGTAAGGATGTCTTAACAAAGCGATCGACTTCGCCTGTCATCTGAGGGCAAACAGGCTTGGCTGCGCACCACCGGCAATGATCGCCGGTCTTAAATGGTGCATCATCTTTCTGTGATTGCTTAACGGCTGCAACCAACTCCATCTCAAATTCTTTAATTCGCGGGGGCGTTGTTAACCAAGTACGAATGACAGGAGGCTGCACAATTACAATTTCAATTTCGTCTGCGCCATCAAACACCCATGCGGTGTCAGGCGTACGCATAGCTGCTGCTGCGTAGAACATCCCTTGCGCGTTATCTACTGCATCAACTGCCACACCATCACCAAACTTCCAATCAAGAACAATAGCGCGGCTACCGATACGACCGAGCAGATCAGCAGAGCCAAACACCCCAGGTAATAGATCACCAAAGCCCACACGGGACTCGACAACATACTCAAGCGAACCATCAACGTCAACCACATCAAGCGCAGCAATTGCAGGAACAATCTTTTCATCGTATAACTCCTGCGTGAGTGTGATGTCGTTGTACTTCATGCCGACTACATCTGGCTTGCCTTCAAGGATAAGCGCGATAGCATCGTGCAGTAGTGTGCCACGGTCAGCGTGAACACTTGATGGCTTAGGTGGCATCTTAGCCACTAGCTTGACTGATGCGGGGCAACTGATGACCCGCTTTGCTGTTGAACCGCCGACTATTGAACTGTGTAACATTATTTAATCTCCTTTTTTGCGCAGTATTCTTTATACGCTTTAAACGCTGGTTTGGCGTTTAATTTAGCCTGCGCTAATTCATGTTTTGTAATAGTAAATTGATCGTTCATATAATCTACTAACATAACCGCTGCGTGTTGCGCATCTCTTGCGTCCGAAAAATTATTTTTAGCTATACTTATTTTTTCTAACGCGGCAACATAATTGTCGCAGATTTCTTTGTCGTACATTGTAGTTTCTCCTTTAGAACTTTCATTAGATCACATAAAATTAAATGTTGTCAAATACTTTTTTCATGTTATATTTTGCAAATGAAAGAAAAAGAGATTGAGGCTTATTTCGTATGGGCTATAGAGCGTCTAGGTGGCAAAAGCTACAAGTTCACATCACCCGCACACAAAGGCGTGTCGGACAGGATAGCGTGTCTGCCAGACGGCAGGACGATATTCGTGGAGTTGAAAACCAAGGGTGGCAGGCTTTCACCACTCCAAAAAATATTCGCAGAAGAAATGAAAAGACTTAATCAACAGTACACGACACTATGGAGCAAGGAGCAAATCGATGCATATATTAATAGCCTGTGAGTACAGCGGTACAGTACGCGACGCGTTTATACGGGCAGGGCATGACGCTATGTCATGCGATCTGTTACCTACTGATGTGCCAGGACCGCACTATGAAGGTGATGTGTTTGACATTATCAACAACGGATGGGACATGATGATTGCGCATCCGCCCTGCACTTACCTGTCTGTGTCTGGTATGCACTGGACAGCGCGGGGCTTGCGTGACCCACAACTGACCGAAGACGCGCTAGACTTTGTGACACGCTTGATGGCAGCGTCCATACCACGCATCGCGGTTGAGAACCCGATCAGCGTAATCTCTAGCCGCATCCGCAAGCCAGATCAGATCATCAACCCGTGGCAGTTCGGGCATGACGCAAGCAAGCGCACCTGTTTGTGGTTAAAAAATTTACCTCTGCTCACACCTACTGACATTGTTGAGCCGCGTATCGTGAACGGTAAGAAGCGTTGGGCAAACCAAACCGATAGCGGGCAGAACCGTTTGCCACCAAGCGAAGACCGTTGGAAAATCCGCAGCGAAACATACACGGGGATCGCGCAAGCGATGGCAGACCAATGGAACTAAGACCCTATCAGAATGACGCGGCTAACTTTCTATACGAGAGTGATCGTGCGATGATTTTGGCACCCGTGGGCGCAGGAAAGACTGCGATCACCTTAACCGCTATGAAGAACGCGCTGAACGATAAGATCGTGCGTCGATTCTTAGTGCTTGCACCTAAGCGCGTGTGTACGGATGTGTGGCCAGTTGAAGTATTGAAGTGGGCACCAAACTTGTATATGCGTGTGGCTGTTGGCACGCCCGCTGAACGCTTGTCTGCGCTCAGATCACACAGCGACATCGTGGTCACCAACTACGACAACTTGCAATGGCTGTCTGAGCAAGAATTAAATTTTGATGCCATTGTGTTTGACGAACTGACACGACTTAAGAACCCATCAGGCGCGCGCTTTAAGGCGCTCAATAAAGTGATTGATAAGATGGGTGTGCGTTGGGGCTTAACCGGATCGTTTACCTCTAACGGCCTAGAAGACGTGTTCGGGCAATGCAAGATTGTCGATCAAAAACTATTAGGGCGCAGCAAGGGTGCGTTCATGCAACAATACTTTGTACTGATGAACCCTGAGTACGGTGAGTGGATGCCGCGCCCAGGATCGCTTAAGCGCGTGATGGATGTCATCAAGCCCGCTACCTATGTACTAGAGGCGGGCGAATACGCCGATAAGCTGCCGCCCTGTCACATGGTCGAGATGCGCTGCGACATGGTGATGACTGAGTACAACACCATGAAGAAAGACTTTGTGGTGCAGTTTGGCGAAAGTCAGATAGCCGCGATTAACGCAGCCGTCGTCACAGGCAAGCTGCAACAGATGGCGTCTGGCTTTGTCTACGACACGACAAGCGTGGCAAGTGACGCACCAGGTAAGTTTGCGGTCACACAAACCCCCATCTGGTTTAGCAAGCATAAGTTCGATGCGCTAGATGATTTACTTCAGGAGAACCAACGTGCCAACACCATCATCGCCTACAACTACAGAGAAGAACTTGCAGAACTCAAGCGCCGATACAAACACGCCGTCACCCTTGACGATGACCGCGCTATTGAGCGCTGGAATAAGGGAGAGGTGGAGTTGCTTCTTGTCCACCCCAAGTCAGCAGGGCACGGTCTTAACTTGCAACACGGCGGTTGCCGGATGGTCTTTCTGTCACTGCCTTGGAGTCTTGAGTTGTTCGAGCAGACTGTCGGACGACTGCACCGATCAGGACAGCAGCACGACGTCTGGGTCTATGTAATGCTCACCAACAAAACTGTTGATGAGAAAATTTGGGGTGCGTTGCATGACAAACGCGCCGTGTCTGAAATCGCTATGGAGGCGTTGAAATGACTAAAGACATCTTATTCAGCCTGTGGTACGACAGCCTAGAAGGCACCAAGTCACAGGGCTTTGCGTACAAGGCGTGGTGCGCGGGGTGGAACGCGGCGCTCAAACCAACCAAGTGTGAGTGCATTAGCCCAGAACGATGTGAATTATATGATCGTTGTTTGAAAGGAGAGAAGGCGTGATCACCCCCAAACAAGAACAGATTCTCGACATCCTTGCAATCAAAGACATGACCGCCGCTGAGATTGCAGCAGAGTTAAGATCAGAAACTAAGGCAACATCCAAGCACCTACGACATCTTGAAGAGATCGGGGAGATTTTTGTGTGCGAGTGGCGCAAAGGCAAGTACGGCGTTATGACCAAAGTTTACAAGCTCGGCGAGGGGGAGTCCGTTACGCTCATAATCAAGAAGAGGCCACAAAACGAACGACGCAAAGAACTAAGTAAGCGCAACGCATACGACCCCTACGCACCCATTGTGGCTAACAACGGTTGGCACTCCACAATCCACTCCTGGGATCGGTCTGTCAGCCAGCATGATCATCTTGAGTTTATGAAACGGTTTCAACCACACCCAGACGTTGCATCCGCATGGTTGTTTACGGAGATAGCATGAAACGGATAGAGCTTTGGAAGGCTAAACTAAAGGCTGCAAAAGCAGAACTTGAGATACACGGACGTCATGCGAGAGCTGTCGTGCGCGCGCTTAGAAACACCAGTAAAACCATACATGACTTGGAGCAGAAGATTGAAAACCACTTGGCGAAATCTAAATAGCCGCCTGAGCAGCCTGTCGGAAGACGAGGTGTTTGCTCTACTGGCGGAAGAACTTAACGGACCACGCAGGGCGTCTATGCTCCTGCGTCTGCATCAGCGGGGCAACACCCTGCGCGTGATGCGCGAACGGATTGAGATACTAAAGGAGGCGAGAACGCCATGACTAAAGATCTAGCTAACTACATCGCAGAGTTAAACGGGGGGCAACCACTTAGCATTAACATAGATAAAGTTAACGAAGAATTTGACAGAGCGTATGAAAAAGGAGGTTATGCACACCCTATGCCATTAAAAACAGTTCAACAGATAGCCGAAGACCTTGTTAACCACCCGCCACACTACACAGCACACCCGTCTGGCGTGGAATGTATCCAGATTACCGAGCACATGAATTTTTGTTTGGGCAATGCTATCAAATATATTTGGCGCGCTGATCTCAAGCACAACGCTATTGAAGACTTAGAAAAGGCGGTATGGTATGTCAACAAAGAAATTGAAAGAAGAAAAAAAAATACAGCCGTTTGAACAGGTTGCTTACAAGCTGCCACCGGCACTAAAACTAGCGGCAGAAAGAGCCAAGAAAGAACAACCAGATTTAATCGCCATCTCAGGGAGAGTACGCTATGTACACCACGAATAAAGATATATGCGTTTGCGAACACATTAATTTGTGTGAGGTAAACGATCGCTGCATGAAGAAGTTGCCATGCCCATTGGTTGACGACCCAACATTCGTCTACGTCCCCGCAGCATCTACCGACGTGCAAAAGACGTGGCTTAAGTTTGGTTGGAGCCCACCATCTCAAGCGCAGCCTTTCGGACGTGCTTAACACGGTCCATCCAACCGACGCCGTAGACGTCAAAGTTTGACAACCCACGATAGAAGTCGATCTTGGCTTCTGAGAACTTATCAATAAGTTCGGTTGGAGAATAGACGGCTACGGCGCCAAGCGTGATTGGTCCGATCATGCCATCGGCAGGCACACCTACAGCGGTCTGTAGAAGTTTGGACGAGCGACCAGGCCCCGCATTTACAGCAAAATCAAACACGAGATAATCAATACCGAGAGGTAGAGCACTACCTCGCACGGCGTCCCAAAATTTCCGCTTGTAAAATGGTTCAACATCCGCCGCAGTAAGTTTACGCATTTGTTCATGTGTGACCTCATGTCCGAGCCATTGTTCCCAGTTGTATTGCGTGACACCCAGCATTGTGGAGCCAGCGCGTCCGTCGGGTAACTTGTTACCGTTGTCGCGTGTGTCATCGCTAAACCCACCTTCGGACTGCAACATCAGATCAAACGAGCGCTTCCAGTTTGTATTCATTTCTTCTGCGCGTAAAAGAGGGTGCGGTCACCAAACAGGTAAAAGCCAACAGCAGAGGCAAAGTTATTGACGGCTGGGTTGTCTTGACCTGTCACCATCATAAACGACCATGTGCCTAGGGCAATGGCTGCCACAGAGGGTCGCATGAGGCGCACAATCGCTTCAACCCACGGATAGGTGCTACCACCAGCCCCAGCGTTATTCATCGCCTTAAACATCTCTAAATCGACGTTACGCATCTGCACATAC